GGATAACCACCTCCGTTGTCAACACCGAGGATTAAATCCCTGACATTAGGATCACGTCTAAACGAATCCCAGGCATTGGGCCCGAAAGTAATTTTGATACCCGACTTAGGTACTCCGTTAGCATAATGTACGTTATCAATCCCTTGATTTATATCGCCAATCGGATCACCTGCTCCACTCCAGCCCGAGGTAACAGCAGAACTAGAACCAACGTTAGCCGGATTAGTTACTTTAGTAGAAACCCGTAACTCCCAATCAAGAAATATGTCGTCTGCACATCTTTCAGCTTTACCAATGATTTTATTCGTCATTACACCAGCGTCAGCGTTGGCTTTATCTTCCATTGTTACGCTACGTTTGATCGCGTAGTTATGAGCGTAGTAAGTACTTGATCCGAAGTCATCTTCGACACGGGTAGCTTCCGCACCTGGTGAGCGTCTCGTTTGCTTAGCGCGTAAAACATCACCTCTATTCGTTTCTAAAATTATGTCCGATTGTTTATCAACTGGAACAATCGGAAATAATAAATCGGCTATCATACCCATTGGTCGATAACCAAGCATAACATTAGTTAACACTTTATCAATATGTAAATCTTTTGAGGAAAAACCCATGATCTACTCCTTACGCAAATTTATAAACATTAGTTAAATCGAGCACAAAATTACCAGCTGAACCCGACGAAACAGCTTTATCTTCCGCAAACCCCACGGATGTGGAGCCTGACGTAACGGGTATTAGAAACCCACCACTTGCCACATCAACTCGACCGCCTGCGGCTACTGCAGCGCCTGCGATAGCCTCTGTACGTCCAGCATAAATAGCTGTAGCGAATTCACCCGAGTCTACTTTAAACTCAAGCACACCCATAGCCGCCTCAGCATCTACAGCTAATCCGCCATCGATGTCTATAATGCGTTTCTCAAACGCGAGCAGACTAACATCTGCTACAATTGTAATACCTTGTCGTGACATGTCAGTTACCCCTGATTATTTTGGTTTTTGTATTCTTCGGCTAATTTCGGATCGCTGGTGAACACAGATTGCAAAGCATCGCCATAGCTAAGATTACTGTTAGCAGTCATTAATGTATTAACACTGTTGGAAACTCTAACGTCAGCAGGCATACTGTTGTCATTACCATTTTGACCTCCATCCTCTTTAGCAGTAAAATTAGTACCTGGCGAGTTCGCTGGTAAATCTTTCAGCATTTTGATACTAAAAGTTACATGGTCTTTAGTATCAACAGAAAATTCACCAAGTAATTTATCCCTGGTCGCTGGTGTTATTTTTGCATCTTTAACCAACTGTTCCAGATCGTTAACTATGCTCAATTTTTCAGCCGCGAACGAACTTGCTGTTTTTTCAGACTCGAGTGATTTAATTAGCTCTTTATCCTTCGCGGTTTCTGAGCTAAACTTAGCAGATGAAACTGCATTTTCATTAATAACTATTTTTTGAGCTTCGACTTGAGCACGTAGTGCATCCATCTGAGCCTTTTCGTCATCTGTCATTGTAGATACTCCTACGGTTGGTTTTTTACTAAAAGTTGCAAATTTACTAAATGATAAATTGTTAGCTGTCATATATGTTTGTAAATCCGAAAGGGTATTAACTGCAGGCATATCAACACCGAGTATTGCCACGGCTGTTAACACTGTCCCGTATTCTACCCCTTTGTGTTCGACATTAAAAAGTGCCTCAATACTTACGTTTTTAAACCTCTTGTTTTCAATTGCATTAAAAACAATATCCGGCATGTCTACGAATTTAGCAAAAAGTTTTGTACCTTCAACCCATACTGTTTCTATCCATCCTAGCGCCGGTTGTCCATCTGTGAGCGGTTGCTCATCATTGTGGCCGAATTTTAGTGGTACGTCAACAACTTCTTTCAACCTTGCGAAATTATTAGCTAATTCCACCAGTGTCGCTTGTGTTATATCGATACCATTCCATTTACCGACTGCAAATACTTCAGCTTTTAGTGTTGGCATTTAAAATATGTCCTCCATGTTGATTGTAACAAGTGTGTCAGTATTAGATGCTGATTCAACTGTTACACTTAAAAAGTCATTCGGTCTAAGTTCTAAAGACAACCTGCCTGCAGAACTCAATGTTCTGGAATCTGTTTTAGAAAGTAAAAACGCAAACAATTCATCACCACCTGATACAACTGTTGCAGATGTATCAACTTCGACAACAGTTGTATCCACGTCCAGGGGTGAAAAGGAAGTATCTATTAAAACTGGATTTCTAAAAATTCGAACAACAGATTCTTTAGTGCCGTCAACCGCTACATCGATTAAGTTTACATTAACTGTTGTTCTATTCGGCAAGCCTTTATACAAATTAGGGTTATGTATAGTGACCACTGGTACGATAGTAGTTACTCCAGATTTAGAACTAGACACGCCATGTTGAACCCCTTTAGCTATCTCCTCCCCTTCTATAAACCCTGCTATGCTACCAGACTTAATTGATATATTACTCACATTAGTTGAATTCTCAACAAAATACACTAACGGTAGTGATGGGTTATTAATTGATGGTAGCACATTTTTATTACTATATTCAATCGTGTGAACTAAAACAAGTTCGCCTGTAGTTTCATCTTCAATTGAAAAGTCAATAGAACCAAACCCTAGCCACTGATAACGTATCTGATAAACATTGCCTAATAGTGGGTTTAACTCAGTTAATTTGTTTCTGTTCCAGTCAATTTGTTTGACAAACTCAACAGTGGGTGCAACGCCTGCTAACTCTAGGTTAAACACGCCTGCGGCAGTGGTGGCTCCTGTTAAACTAAAAATACCAGGGAACAGTCGGGCTCTAAAACTTGTAAACATAACACTAGAGCCTTCAGCGTGGGAATTCCAGCCTGAACCAACTAGCGAATAATCAAAAGTGGCTAACTCATTTACCGTTTGTGTTATGTTACCTGTATTAGTAACGGGTACAGACACAGTTTCACCATCAAGTGTTACAGTAACATTTTCATTAGTTATACTAGCTGTGGTTATAGTTAACTTTTGATATTCTGAATGACCATAAGCAATTCTAAATAAACCAAAATCAGAATCTAAAAACCCAAAGGCGAACCCGTCAGAAATATCACCAACGCCCACTAATTGGGTTGAACCTGTAACACCAAAAGTGAACAACGCGCTAAATCGAACTAGCCCACCCATGCCTGGTGAATACTTTATAGGAACACGACTGAACATAGCAGCAGACTGGTCGCCTGCCGCACCTGTTGATAAGTCCAGCATGTGATTGGTTACAGCAGCACTGCCGCCGTTTAGATTACTATCCCATATTTCAGGATTAATATTATAAACAAAACTAGCTTGAACTATCGGTGAAAGTGTAGACACAGAGCTTTCGCCAAACGCCGTTTTTTGACTACCTTTATCATTAACATGCAGGTTACCATCCCGGCTATTTAACCACACTGCTGCTTTTTTAGTTATTAAATCTACAACAGAAAACATTATGCGAATCCTTGTTGTGGTTCGATGGTCGGTGCTGGACTCGCTACCCATGAGTCAATTTCAGTAACAGCAATTAGCAATGATCGACAATTAAAATGATTAGGTGGTTTGTATTTTTCCCATTCTTCAGCGTCATCGGCATACGTTCTGCCGTCTAAATGTTGACAGATTTGTGTAGTTCTGCTGTCCATTATCGCAGAATACTCCAGCCCCTCGACAAACCCATCTAGTTCGGGATCGGTGAAAAATGCCACACGGGCCTCATTAACAGCTTCAAACCCATTAGTTCGTAACATTGTGTCTATACGTGCTTGAGGATTTACTAGGTTTGGGTCAATGGCAGCACCTAACGCCTGGCGATAATCATCCATATTAACAAACCCATTCGAGCCCATTGCTAAATAAATAGACTGCTCTATTTGCTTAAATGTCTTACCACCTTTTACCCCATTTGCTATCTCATTAGTTATAACTGCAATTGCATCATCACTCAGTTTACCGGCAACTTTAAAAGATTTCTGCATAAAAAAGTCGCGTGAAATAAAGTCCAGTCGATCACGGTTTATTTTCATACTAAACGCCAGACCTTTGGATTTATCTATTTCATTTTCTGCATTCTTTTGACCGATTGACCAAAATCCCTGAAGCGATTGGTTAACTTCTTTTTGTAATTTAGCTACATCTTTTTCACTGAATGCAATACCTTGTTGTTCTGCTTCCAAGGTATCTTGACCTTGCAGCACTTTAACCTGGTGTACTACATCTTTTGTCATTTCAAACATGCGACTTGTTATAACTTCAGCTTGCGCAGCCTCAGCTTGTTCTGTTGTGCGTTGTATTACTTTAAAGTCCACCCGTTTTAAAGCAGCTGCAAACGCTGCTTTGTTCTTCATTTTGTCCTTTTTAGGATGTGCGGCGTTGTCAGTCTCACCTTGAGGATCATCTAGTACAACAGTTTCACCTTGTATCGTTTCATCTGGAGTATCAGGAGCTATTGTGGGGCTAGGTGTATCAGAGTTATCAATTAGATCGTCTTCGAAACGTTCTGGAAAATCCAGCAATTTTCTAATATGGGCTTCATCCGTCTCTGTTGCTTTAACGGCCCCCGTTGATACTAAATCTTTCCATAACACTATGATAGCTTGTATTCTACGATCCGAAATTGGCTGGAAACGAATTCTAGGCCAGTCATCATCCCCGAAATTCAGCAAACCTAACTGATTAAACAGCTGATCATTTAGTGTTTCCTCTAACCTTGAGGCTTCCTGGTCTAATGTCCACAAAAATGCTTCTAGCTGGGTGTCGGATTGTGAAAAACTACCAGTTTGTCCTGCAGGGGTAATACCCATCAAATTAGGAACTAACAACGCTCGTGCTATAGATAAATCATGCAGATCAATCGCTTTTAAAAATGCCTCCCCATTGCTTGCAGGAAAGCTAACATTAAACTCATCTTCTGTCGACAAAATCATACCTGCACCGTTGACAGTGTTAGTTAAAACCGATTGAATAGCTTTATACGCGGATGTGTTGGGTGGTGTATCTGTTTTAATCCATTTAAAACCCATGGCTGAACGTTCTAACCATATGTTGTAGAACGTTATGGTCATATCTTTACTAAACCAAGCACGATAAGCTTCACGTAGTTCAGAAGAGCCATATTGCAAATCAAACTCGGGATTTTGAACATGATGTATAAATTTATTAATATCTAACTTAATGTTTCTACCTGTTACCGTTTGCTCAAAGCCAGTTATATTACCAAAATCATCAACCATAAATTCAAAAGTATCTGAAGGTTTTAATTTTGCATCACCTAACCCCCAATAAAGCAATCCTTCAAAATCGAATTGATGGAAGTTTTTTTCTGTAATTGAAAATCCCTGGTGCATTGCGGTCATTATAGAATTGAGCAAATCTACAGGTTTACCTTTCATTTTAGATATTGTTTTTTCAGTAATGGCTATTCGTCTGTCCGCTTCATCATCACCCAATTTTTCGCGGTCAACTTCAAATGTGTAATCTCTGGAGGTAATAGCGTCACGTTTAAACTTAACAACAGCTTTTACTTGCTCATCAATGAGCATTTTTTTATAAATCCCAGCACCCTTTTTACCGATTAAGTCATCAGGGTTTATTTTATTGATAGTACCAAACTGGACAATACCATCTTCTGAAAAAGCGGTATCACCTAAAGTACGAGGTAGTACTATTTCAGAATCTTCAGCAGAATCGGATTTAAAAGCTGTTCCAATTTCGCCTACAAAAGGCTGTGCCAGTATTTTAGATTTACAATCAGTCATTGTGTAACACTACCATCGTACACTGCTGCCATAGACTGCCCTACTGTTACAATTTCCGATGCTGCCTTATTGCCTAGTCGTGGTTTTTGCGTAGCGAATAACATAGCATCGGAATCAGCTAAATCAGGTGATTTGATACCTTGAGTTTTCATCTCTTTTTTAGTCATTAAGTCCTCTACTCTTTCGGCACCCGGTTTAGATTTAATGCTGCATATTTGAGCTATATAGTCCTCCCATTCACCTGGATTATCAAATACATTGTTAAGTATAATTAACTCACTGTCCCGAAAAGCGTTACGATAACTAATATATGATTGTGTACGTCTGTTACGCCATTGATCCATATCATCTGATTTTTCGCCACCTTTGTAAGTCACAACATTAAATCTATTGGTTTTAATTACATATCCAGCAGTACCAGCACCGACACCCAACGAGTCTATTACTATATCATCGCCGTTTTCAATGTCGTATCCCCAGTCCTCTGCTATTTGCACCGTGGCCTCACCAGAAAGAATTACTGCCTCGCTTGGAGGGAAGTTATAACTATGTTTTTTTA